CCGCGCCTTATGCTTACGCCATCACCGCGCACTTCAAAAAGTTCGTTATTGACTACAACGTACAGCAAGTTAAGTGCTTGAAACCACCACATGCCGCGTGCTGGATTGGTGCCGAAGTCAGTAAATAACCTTAAACCTGGCGTTCCGTAAGCAACTAACGCGCTTTTGTCCTGTTCTTTTTTGACTTCTAGGAATATGTTCTGGCGAACCTGAGCAGTGATAGCGCGTGATCGTCCGTCAACGCCTGGGCCAAGAATGGGTAATTTGATTGTGCTAGGCATTAGCGCCCGTACCCATCGGAAAAAACGTTATATCTCATCTGGCTAGTGTTCATCAGTGCAACGTCAGTTTGCAACGTCAACGTGCGCTGATTCAGTCGTTTAATCTTCTTCAACGCTGATTCAGCAAGCGCAACAGTCGTTGGCCGTATATCAAACTGATATTCTTCTGCAATACGAATGGCAAGATTAAATACCAAAGCTTCCCAGTAACCAGGCGGTAGGCTAACGGTTGCGGTGGGATCAGCAATCATTGCAAGCGGTTTCCAGCTTGTCAAAGTTATGCTTTCATTGCTTACCGCACAAACCGGATAAACGTACAAATTGCCAAGCGGAAACGCCGGTTCATAATAACAATAACTGGGAAAGTTGGTTTGCAGCGTTTTCAGACGAATGTCATTGTAATCATCGTAGCCAATGACCTGCATGGGGTAATCAACAGGAATTGCACCAGTGCTGATTGTCAGATACGCGCCAACTATTTTAGTGGGCCGCACCGTATCAAAATCGCCGCCAATACCAACGCTGTATGACAATTGGCTGGCCGCGAGTGGAAAAGTCTCGCGGGTAACCTGATACAGCATAAGTTCTTCTAACGCCCATGCGTCTATCATGCGATTCAGTGATTCTAAACCATCGCGTAATTCTGACGCGGTCAGGTCAGTATCAACCGCCGATACTTGTATCAGCCGCATAGCGGCTCGAATTAAATCATTGCCGGTGTAAAGTTGACCGACGTTTTGGACAGTTTTAACAGTAACATTATATGGTGAAATCCACGCCCATTCTGATGTTACGTCTGCCCAAAAAGTAGAAATATCCGCCCATACAGGGCCAGGCAATGACCATATATTTTCAATAGTGATAGCGCGGCGCAAATTGCCGCCAGTTAAAATCAAATCGTATTCAACCGTCCCATCGGCAACCCAAAATGATATGTTATAGGAATCCATAACAATCGGATTAGCAATCGGACTAGTCAATGCGCTATCGGAATACAATGACACTGCCGACGTAGTGCCATGATGCACAACGCGAACAGATATTGAGCCTAATTGACCGCCTAATTGAGGAACAAGATCAAGTGTAAAATACTTAGTCATAAAAATTTATATTTTATGAGATTAAGCCGCCATTAACTAGCACATAAACATAACCAAGATCCGCGCCAACTCCAGATATATTATACGTTCTAATTGTTAAAGTTGTGTTGCTTGCCGCCCAAACAATTAAAAAACCAATAGTATTAGATGTTAGAGCCACAGTATAAGTTGACGAGTTTAATGGTTGGTCAAAGGTGACGACATATTCTCCTGTTGCTGTTTTTGAAACAGTTTTTACATTTATTGTGTTTTTAATTATTGCGCCAGTTGATCCATCTATAATAGCACTTGCAGAAATAACAGATTGTTGATTATTGATTTTTCCTGGAAAAATTGGAATATCTAGGTTTTGTCCCCACAAATTTCCCCATTCTGCAATTTTATAATCAAGTGAACCACCAGTATTATAAGCAACATATTGATTGCCGCCTGGGACATAAGAACCAAAACCGTTAAATCCATTTCCGATCAATGTAAGTGCTGTTTTGTTTGCAGAAGCGCAATCAAATCTAACATTATTTGCTGAAAAAACAGAACCACTAACTCTGTTAAATGTGCAAGCGGTAATGTTGACAGAAGTTGCGCCAGCAGCTGCACCAGCAGCTATCCAAATATCAGCTAGTGTTGCATTATTTTCGAAATAAACGCCATTAAAATTTGCCGCCATTGCTCCTTCTAATGATCCACTGCTTGCACAATTTACAAAAACTCCATATCTACTACCAGAACTTGCTGTTACTCCATTTCCCTCAACTGAACCACCAAACATATTGAAAGTTGATGGATTTACAGCCAAAATTCCATATTGGGAATTGCCACCAATAACGCATGATTTCAACAAAATTGAATTTGGATTGCTAAAAATTGATTTATAAAACGTAAAACCTTTTTGATTAAACCGAATAACACAAGATTCAAAGCTACATGCCAAAACATCTTCTGCAATTATGCCATCTGAAAAACCAACAATCACAAAATTGCTTACAGTAAAAAATGCTGCAATTTTTAATAACAAACCAGCTGTTCCAGTTGCGCCAGTTCCTTGCAATCTTATATTGGCAAACGTAAAATAAGCGTGCATACTTGCGCCTGAAGTTCCTCCGACATATTGCAAAGCAGATCCAGATGTTCCGGTGTATTTTAATTGAGTAGATCCAGGGCCATCTCCAATAATAGAAAATCTTGTTATTGCATCATCGTTTGTAATTAAACTTCTATTTATGTTTAATGTTGATGAAATTAAATATAATCCGGCTGGAACGTGTAACGTTTTGCCAGTAATGCAGCAAGAATCCAAAGCATTTTGAAAGTATATTGTATCATCTGTTATGCCATCCCCTTGAGCGCCAAAGTCTTTGACTGATACATAATCACCAAATCCATCTGATATTAACCTTGGAACCACATCAACAATTTGAATACCATCTATAGACGCAACAAAAGTATCTGATGTAGTTACATTGGCACCAGTGCTGCTAATTTGCAGTCCTGTTGGATTGCCGTTTCCATCTTGCACTGTTTTTAAAGTTGAACTGATTCCGCCAGGCACTTGCAACAGATTAGAAAAAGAATTATTTATTTGTTGAAAAGATAAATTAGACATTAAATTATTCCAAAAAATTATTTTTTGATTAAAATGTTTTTTATTTGTTCAATTTCTGTTGTTAATTCTTGAATTGATTTAACTAAGAAAGGAATTAACGCTGCATTAGCTAACAAAAATTGATCTTGATTGTTTGTATCAACAATCTCAGAATAAGTAATTTTATTTTTTTCTAAAGAAGCTAAAACATCTTGCGCAATAAATCCTATTGATTTTTTGCCTTTATTCAAATCTGTATGTCTAAAATTCCATTCAAAAATTGTTGGTTTCAAATCATTGATAAATTTTAATCCAATATCTAAATCACTGATAATGTTTTTATCTCTTGCATCAGATACAAAAGACCACGCACTAGCACTTCCTTGAAATCTTGCCGTGACCAATCCATTATAGATATTTACTTCATTGCTTACGGTTGTAGATGACGATGTAACATTATATCCAATACCAACATTATTGCTGCCTGTTGTATTTGCAACTAATGCATCTGTTCCTATAGCCGTATTGTTTGCACCGTTTGTGTTAGAAAATAAAGCTCCTTTACCAAAAGCAGAGTTATTGCTGCTAATTGTATAGGTTAACGCATCTTTACCTGTTGCAGTATTGTTGCTTCCAGTGGAAAGTAAAACCAATGATCCACTGCCGTTTGCTGTATTATTTGAACCAGATGTATTAGAAAATAATGCCCCTTTTCCTAATGCAACATTATTGTTTCCAATTGTATTTAATTTTAACGCATCTAAACCAATAGAGGTATTTTCTACGCCACTAACATTGGAAACAAAATTATTTTTTCCAAAAATTGTATTAGATGCAATTGCACCTGATCCAATTCCTGCTTTAACCCCGTTAATAACAACATCATTATTTGATGTCAATAATCCAGTGACGGTAAAATTAGTAACCGTAACAGACAATCCCCATGCGCCAATCCATCCGCTCATGCTGTTACCTCATAAATTACAGCGCCAGAACCAGAAGCCTGGCTGATGCGTAAAGCCATAAGACGGCCATTAAAAACGTCTGTCACAGCCGTTGAAGCTGACACTGTACCATTAGGCCAGAACTGCCAATTTGCGGCTCCTGCGTTCGCATATGCTTGCGGAGTGGTGGAGAATTCCAACGTTCCGGTAGTAGCGGACGGGCATTTGATAGTGACAGTCAGCGGGTAAGCCATTTCAGACGTGTCTAAAACCACCGCCGTTGCACTAGTAACGGTGCCGGACAGCGATGCAGCGACGTTGTTAGAATCAATCGCTGGAATTTGAACGGGTACAGTATATTGCTCAGGCATGGTTTATCTCAGGATAGAAATTTCAGTTTGTACAGCGCCGTTTGGTAAGTTGCAACGGCTTCATCAATTTGATTCTGTATAGCGGTTTGAGTTACAGGTACTTCGGTGTATCGGTTTTTCTCAATCCAGTCTAAATGATTGCGAAAAATAGACTCAATCGAGGCTTTGTTAGGGTTTTTCATGTACGGAATGGACAGCAATTTACCGTACTGACCTTGATACGCTTCTGCAATCGCATCGGCATTTTCAATAATGCCGGTATAGAACTCATTTAGCGCCATGTGCGCGGCAAATGATCGCGTTTTAAGATGCTCTCTGTGAGCAATCTCACGCGCTAGAAATAGTAGAGCGATTAACTCCTTCATTCGTCATCCGTTTTGCGCGGTCTGCCACGCTTTTTAACTTCCTCTTTGACTTCTTCAACAATATCGGCTGACTCCTTCTCGCCAGAGTGCCAATCAGCGTTAGAAATCCATCCAATTTCAGCTAATCGTGAGTATTCTGCAATATCTTCAATTACAACTGACCAGTCATAACGGTGTGGATGGTGCATTACAGTCGGAAAGTCCATGATTACCTCAGTAATTAAAGAAAAGGGGGAGTGAACTCCCCCCGTTCAATCCCTGTTATGCGCTCAGGGGTATAGCGCCAGAGTTAGCCGGTGAGTTCACGAGGAAATCACTGGTGCTAGACGCTGCTGGATACGGACGAACGACCAGTACGGAGTAACCCGTATTGCCTGGGGTCAGTGCGCCAGCGGTGGGATTCAGCACTCGTACTTTCAGCGTGTTAGCCGCTGAAACATAAGCGCCGAGCATAATGGTTGAGTTACCAGTTGAGCCGCTTGCGTAAACCACATCACCAACAGCTAGGCCGTTAACGGTGACAGTGTATTCGGCGGAAAGGTTAGCACCAATACTAGTACCGGTAATACTAAAGCCAACAACTGACTGAGCGCGTATGCCGGACTCGGCTACGATATTTGGGCCTGGATTTGCCATTTTTAGATACTCCTATTAACCAGTGACGCGGGTAGCAAGTTCAGGATAAATCGTTGACCAGCCGTAAAGCACGTCCAAACGAGTCGGCAACTGGTCAGAGTTGATGTCATATTGGCGAACCAAACGAATCGACAGACCATCAGCGGAAGCCCTACCAGCCATGTCAACGCCCTGCGGAAGCAGAAGGTCAGCGGTACCAAGCGCAAAAGCATCCTTGTGGAACGCCAGTGCGTTAGGAACCGATACAGCCGCGCCGGTAGAACCTGACAGGATGGTTGCGGTGCCGGAACCAATGGTGCCGGTGCTAGAAGTCACGTTCTGAAACTGGCCGCTGAACACTGGAACAGGGAAAATGCTCAGTGAAGTGCTAGAACCAGGTGCGTCAGCGGTAACAACAAAGTTACGCAGTGCGCCGGTAGATTGACGATTCTGAGGGTTGACAGCGTAAACGCCAGGAATCGTGAATACGGTTCCTTTGGTCAGCGTGCCGGAAGTTGAGGAAACCGCCAGCGTGAACGTTGACTGCGCGTTATTCTGTACGCTTCCGCCAGACTGCGCGGATACGGTGAACGCGGTAGCAGTACCAGAAGTGAAGTTGCCCACGTTCTGATCCATTGCAAAATTAAAGCCCAATGTAGAATCACCCAAAGCGCCTTTGTTAAAGATGCGCGAAATGGTGCCAGCCGGATTAAACAGATTGGTCAGGCCACTGACGATACCAACTTCGATAGTGGGATCAACAATAAAGCTACGATCCTCATCAACCGGAGCGGCTTCTTGATTCAGTCTAGCGCGTGCGTCAAGAATGGCTTTAGTAGCCTGCGCTAGAGTCGGGGTGCCGGTAAGCTGCCCAACGGTGCCGGTGAGGTTGTAAACGTTCTTGAACTGCTGTAGCCCGTCATAATCAATCTTGTTGGCAATAGCGGCAACAGCGGGCTTGATGAACCGGTCAGAAAAGTCACTGATATTCAGAGACAAGTCCTGAGTGGTGAAAGCCATATCCACACCAAACTGAGTATCCAGCGTCAGCGGAACATAGGTTTCAACAGCAGATTCAATCTGAAGCGCGGGGCCGGTACGACCGACATAACGCGGTGGTTTACGAAGGTTGATCGTAGTGCCTATCTTGGCCCCCTCGACGGCAAACTTCGAATCGTACTGACGGTTGACGGCTTTGGTAAAGACAAGCTGGTTTGTGAGGACTCTAAGAGCCTCGTTTGTGATCCGAATTTCTTATGAGCCACTTTTTAATTTCTGGCTCCTACCGCTTTCGTCGGTAGACGAGACTATATCTTCAGCCGATTGGCTGTTCCGCACTCGTGGGGTTTTACCATCCGGTCTGGACTCCATACCCTAGTCGTTGAACCTTCCACTTATTCCTAAGCGGCTTGGCTGCTGATTGCCCAATCCACAATCTTTTCAAACTTTCGCACTTGATTTTGCAATCTATGCTGTAGTGTTTGTGGCTCTAAGGGGTTTCCAGCAATTCACGGAATTTTCATTTTAGCATTACTGCTAAACGCGACTAATCAATCGAAATAGTTAAGAGATTATTGCTCGCCATTGGGCGACCTCCTGAAAGAAAAATAATAAAGTGATAAGCCTTATGTTTTTCTAGGAGTGGGTTCCTGCCCTCGAATAACTCCAGAAGTGCCTGACATTTCTTTGAGGCTACAAAGAAAAGACGTGCTGTGCCGCGACATTTTGTGCCGGTGCGTTCTTTATATCACAGTAATTTTTTTCTGTAAAGCGATTCTTTTTGCTGCTGCATCAAGAAAATTTTCATAATATCCATGAATGCTTGTCTTGCCAAAAATTGTTGTTTGCACTCTCCATTTTTGCATGTGTTTCATCCAATTAACTCCAGCCAATCCACTGCCTCTGTTTTTGTGAGCAACGCCAACCTTACGCAAAGAATAATTCTTTTTTTGTTCATCAGTCATGCGCTTACCAACATGAGAGTCACGCATTTTTTGAATTGATTCGGGCGTGTGCGTACTACCACGCCTAAATGTATTGCCACGTTTTGCGTTTGCATTTTTCTTTTTGTGCGTTTCTGTTTGTGATCCTCTTACTAACCCAGACGCACCTTCTCCACCATCAGTCAGATTCACCAACTCAACGCCACTTTCACGCAGTTGCTTTATGTAAATGCGCTCTAAATCAAACGCGGATTTTTCGTCTACGCATTGCACAAGTTCAATGATAATGTTTTCTTTACCGTATTTTGCAACAATGTTCTTGTGCCATTGTGTACGTTTTGAGAACTGATAAGCTCGATTACCTGTGCCCTTACCAACATAAAAGGGCATGCCATCAGGTTTTTTGTGAATGTAGACGTAGAATTGCTTGTGCATAAGATCACCATCGCGAAAGGCCACGCATGAAAGGCGCGGCTGTCTGGGCGTGAATCCAGACGGAGCTTGCAATCTCCTGCCGCGTTAAAATTATAACAAAAAAAACCCCATCATTGCGACGGGGTAAGAGGGGTGGGAACGTAAACTTTTAACGCTTCATCATCGCTTGGCGACGCGCTAAATCTTCTGCGTTACGCGCTGCAATGTATTCCTCTGTACTCATTTCTGAGTAAGATTTTTCGTTGCGAGGTGGCTTACCAGTAGCGTTGATTGGGCGTATTGGTTGCGGCGCTCTACTTGCTTGTTTAGCCGGTGTGCCGATAATTTCAGCCAGCTTCATGCCAGCCTGAATGGGATTCATGCTTGCAATTTGATAAGCAACATCCAGATTGCGCCCTAATGTATATGCAATCTCAGGGCCGTTCTCCATGCCAAGTAGTGCTTGCCTGATTGTCGGATTATTAGCCAATCTAGGATCGGATGTAATTTGCTCGATAACCGCGTCATAATCTGCGTGTTTCGCTCTGGTTGCGGCCTCTGCCTCAACTAATCGAGCCTGAGCCTGAGCCGCTGCTTGCGCCTGTTCGCGCTGCTGATATTCCGCTGCAACGGCTTGCCTTGCTTCCTGAATCGCTGACTCGCGCGTATATTGCATCATTGCATCCATATAGCGAGGATCGTACTGACCGCCAGCAAACTGCGATGGATCAGGCGGCATGAGTCCTTGAGGCTCTGGAACCGTTTGCGGCATGTATTGCCGCATCATGGACTCTTGCTGTTCCAGTATCTTTTCGAGCCGTTCGGCTTGGCGTCGAGCCTCGTGTTTATCGCGCGTCAATTCATCAATGCGCCGTTTGTACCACGGGTCTTTTTTTGAATCGTCAGCGTCTGTTAATTCCTCGTTAATCTCATCCTGCTCAAGCGATTCCAATTCAATCTCTGACGGATCACTCGCCGCGTCCTCTACGGTTTCCGTTGTTAGATTATCGTCTACTGTCTCAAATACTGCGTTTTCCTCGGTCATTGTATTATCCCCTGTGTTGTAAGCTTATTCAGACTCGCCAGGCTTTGCTTCTCCGGTAAGTGCTTCTGTATCTGCCTCGCGTGTCATGCTGCCCGCACCTCTAGCCGGTGCAGGTGCGCCGCCTCCTTGTGGTTGTGGCTTTTGTACGGGCTGTTCTAGTTGCGCTTCCAGCCGCTCAAATTCCGGCTGTTGTTCAAGTGATTGTTGAGTGCCGATACCCATCATAAGCATGATGTTTTCACGTACAGCCGCTTGTAATTGGCTGTCAGTCATCATGATTTTACCTTCAACTTCCATTCGTTTAGTTTCAGAATCGAACCATTCGCGTTCCTTTTCTTGTAGCAAAATGGCGCGTTGATCGCGTAGCTGCTGCATTTCGGCGCTCATTTGTTCCATCTGATCGGCCATCTGTTCGATCATTTGTTGAGCCTGCATAACCTGCGGATTTACCTTGTCACCGCCAGCCATTTGCTGTAGCTGCGGAGGCAATAGCATTTGAAGCCGTTTAGATATTTCCTCTGCACCAGGCCAGTCCATGTTTTTCATCATGAGATCGCCAATAGACTGGAACAACGCGGGATTGGCTTGAGTCAGCGCCAGCATCATATTAGCGGCTTCATCGCGTTTGGTGGCATAACTCGGGCCTGAATCGCACACCACGTCATACTGACCAATAGTTGGGTTATAGATTGAATCTATTGCAGGGTTATCGGTGCCAACAGAAGCCTGCGGTAGATTAGGATCAAGGTTAACAGTACGCGGCGCACCATCCTCGCCAAGTATGCGAGCAACGCGGGGCCGATCGTATACTTTTGGGATCATGTCAACAATGATTCGACCGCAATGCCGGATTGAACGGTTCAGGTTATCTTGATAGTGGAAGTTGCCGGTTTCAGATTGCTTTTGTCTGAGTAACAGTGCGCGGCCTGACGTTTCATTTGATTGAGCGCCAAGTGACGGCTGATAGATACCCATTGACTGCATGATATCGTTTTCAGCCAATCGGATTGCGTCCATAATTGCGCTGCTTGCCTGTGGCGGCATAGCGCGTTGAGGTGCGCCAACGGGCGTTCCTGCGATGCTGACAGGATCATATTCTAAATATGCAACAGACTCTTTGTTGGCTCTGCCCCAGTTGGGGTCAGTCTCAAACTGACCAGCAACGCCAATAAACGGCGCTTTGGGTGCGAGTGCTACGTTTTCCGCATTGGCGCTCAGGTAATAGTTATACAGGCGCTGCGCGTCCTTCGCGTTGCGAATCAATCCTGATAGATAGCGTTTACCCTGCACCCATATCTCGTGACCAATAACGGGAATTACAGGAATGTATTTAGTCGGTAATTCGGTACGCTCAAGCACCTTGTCGCCGGTAACTTTGCACCACATGCAACGCTTAGGCTGTATCGTGCGAGAACGCCCTGTTTCCTCGTCGTAAATTTCCTGCGCCTCGTCGTATTCAATGTAGTAGTATTCAGCGATCCGCACTGAATCCTGGGTATACCAGCCTTGCATGTCACCATTTCCAGCGGCCTCAAATGATGTTTCATCCACATCGGGATACATTCGCCTAAATTCTTCTTTGCTGATTTCCTCGGCTATGATGCACCACTCAGCGTCTGAGCCGTCCGGTTGTTTGCTGTGCGGGTCAAAGTAAACCTTCATCGGGTCAGGGATGCGGTCTATAAAGATATCCTGATCGAATGAGGTATCATCCACATAATCATTTCGCACTCTGAAATAACCTAAACCAGCATCAACCTGCCACTCAACGGCGGTATCGTAGGCAATAGACGCATTAGAATTGTCTTGAATGTGATGCACCAGCCCCATCAAAACCTCGGCGGTTTCTTGGTCTGCGCCGTCATTAACAGGACGTATTCTAATGCTGGGAGTGTTTTGCCTTATCTCGTTGACGACTCTATCTCTGAACTGCAATAGCCGATTGACGACCAGCATGGGCCGCTCTTTGCCAGGACGGTTCCTGTCATATTTGGCAGCCATTGACCACTGATCGCCCAACCTTGCAAAACGAATATCATCCAGCATTTCCTGTCTGACCGTCGCGCTAAATTCCACCGCATCACTGAACCTCTGACGTATTTCTCTAAGAGTTTCTTGGTCAGTGTCGTCCACGTCGGTATCAGCGCCGAGTCCGAGTGAGTTGTAAATGCTGTCAGTGTCAAGATTTGCCATTATGATTCCTGTTATTAACTCATCCAGTCGCCGGTTCTATAATCGTCAGCGCGTCGTTTTTTGGTTATATTATCATTTTTAAGCATATCAACGCACGTTGCTAAGTAGCGGAAAGCATCAGCGCCGTGTGAATACTCATTATGCAAAGGGCCGGTGGGCTGGCCTGTAGTTGAGTTGATTGCTCGCCTGTAGCGTTTCAAACACTCTTGTAGAAGTGTGGTTTTTTCTTTGTCCATCCAAAGGCGAGGAAACAACATACGCGCCAGCCGTATGCCGTGTTCGACTTCGCCAATGGGGATAATCTCGCAGTTCCAGCCGAGCGCCGTCATTATGTCTAATGCGCTTTTGCCGGTCTTATAGTCTTTTGTAACGCCGTCATGAGGAAGCCAGACTTTTCCCCAATTATAAGGACGTTTCTTAAGTTCGTTTGAGTACCAGTCTAGGGTATGGAATGACTCTTGAATGTAATCAATAATCCGCACCTCTGATCCTGCGCGTTGCGCCACTATAATTGTCATCGCGTCGTTCCAGCCCAAGTCGAAGATACAATGAGCCTTTAACATTGGATCATGAGTAACCAGGTTGATGCGATGTTGGTCAACCATCTCTTGAAACTCGTCAGCGTAGATTGCGCCTTCAGCCACTATCAGCGGCTTGCCTTCCCAGATGTTTTCATATTCTTTTGGTCTGTATTTCTTGCAGTGTAGCCTTTCTTTTTCTAAGACTTCTGGAAACCATTTGTTATCGTCATAATTCACTTGCACCACAACGCAATCATCCGGCGGCTGCACAACAAAACGTTGATACACCTCATCCGTTTCAAGGTTTGGATTTAATGAAAGCCAGATTTCTGATCCTGGTTTCCTGATAGTTGGAATTAAAATATCAAGTGATTTTTTGCTGATATTTTGTGATTCTTCTAACCATACACGATCAACGCCTTCGTAACTTTTGACGCTTTCTACAGTGTGAGTCGCTAAACCAGAAAAATAAAATTCCGATCCGTTTTTGCCGCGGATTGCTATGTCTGTAACGTCAAACAAATAACCAAAACCCAACTCTTGTATTTGGTCTACCAAAAGTTGATGAACTGATTGCTTAATAGATTTTTGTACCTCTCGACAGCAAAGAATTCTTAGTTTTTTTTCTACTGATTGAATCAACAAGGCGCGAGCAAAAGCCCAAGATTTACCTGAGCCTCTGCCACCATGAAAGACTTTGTAACGATGCGACTCAAACAATGGCCGCATTTTGGGCGGAAAGTGCGCGATTGTTTCAGTCATCGAATTTTATCTTAACCGAATGTTCAACCGGCCCACCATCCGCGCCTGTTAGCGTTTGTTCGGTTCGCGCCAGTTTGGGGACGTGATACTCGACTACAGACTGAAACAACTGGAAAGCTTTTTCAGGATTTTCCTGCGCTACTTGATCGAGCCATCCTTCCAGCCTGTGCGCGTTGTTATCAACAAACATAGCGATAGCTTCGCGGGCTGCGGTTGTTGATTTGTTTTGCAATCCTTTTGGGCGACCTGGGCCAGGTTGACCGTTAAAGGGTTTTTTCTTGGTTTTTTTTACTTCTGACTGTTCTTCGCTCATGTTGCCTCTTTAATCTTTTGTGCAGCAACCGCATCCCATTCTTCCGGTTTCGCATCGTTGAGCGTTTTGCGCGGCTGAATCGCTAACCACCGCTCACAAGAGTCCGTTGGCTCGACTATTGACTCTTCAACTGAACCACAATTAAGAGTGCAAATACCGCTAAAAGTATCAAATCTATCGTAACCATAAAATTCACATGTTGCACATATTTGTTCGACACCTTTAACCATGGCCTGATTCCATGACTTCGATTAGCTTTTCCAAATAGTGTTGCGCTTTCTTAATATCCTCAAGCGCGTCACCTTTTTTGCCAGCGCGAGCCAGGTACTTGATTGCGTTGCCGCGCAGGAAGCCAGCGAACTGCTCGGGCGTCAGCCATGACTCCATCGCCGTCCATGGCTGGATTTCCATTTTGTTGTAATGCAATCCGCCAATTTGGTTTGCATCCGCATTCATCATTTATCTAACCTCGCATGAGCGTTAAAATCGCTGTAAGCCTCAGGGTAGCGTTTTTTCAGTTTCTCGACGTTATCCCTAGCGATAATCTCTAACGGCTCCCCTAGAACCTCACACGCGTACGCAACATACCACAAAATATCCCCCAGTTCCTCAATCATGTGTTGGCGGTTCGGAGCGCCCTCATAAACCGCCACGCGCTTGACTGCGTCTGCGAACTCGCCGGCCTCACCGGTCAAGCCAAGGGCGGCATGGATTAAGCCATCCTTAAAGCCTAAATCTTTTGCCGTTCTGTTTGCTAAAAACTGGTAATCGCGTAATTCCATACTTATTCCCCTCTTTTATTTTGCCAGTATTGCTTCATAAATTTACTGCATTTCACCTTCTGCTGACAGCCGCATGACGTTGAACGGCCTGACGTCAAGTTGTGCAAGTAGGACGTGCGGATCGTGCCGCACTCACATTGAGCCGACACGCATCGAGTGTTGTGCTTAGACTCAACATCATGAAGTATTCGCCAGCTACCAAATACTTTACCTTTTACTTCTCGCCTGATACCCATCTCACCCCACCATGTCATGCTTGTCTTCGCCGCTCAGTTTAGGTAAACCACACCAATGAGTGAAACCGCCTTCTTCATAATACTGACCTATAACCGCGGTTCCGTATTTCATTCTTAATAATATCTTGGTTCCCGTTGGTGGCGGTGTCTTTGAAATCAGTTTCCACGTCGGTTGATATTCTGACTTATACCTTTGCATCTTCAATCCTTGTTACTTCAACTATCAATCCGCCGTTCTGTGTTGGTACGCCATAACTAGCGTGTATTTCCTTAACCTGATTATCGTTTTCGATAATCACGCCTTGAAGCGCGTCTAGCGCCACCTTGAGGCAATTATCAAGATCAAGGATTATTTTGCTGGCCTCGCCTTTTGCCGTAAGTTTCGGAAGTAATTTTATATTGACACAAATAGAATCATTGTGCAATACAAGCCCGTCTGTGTGCGCCACAGTCTTGACGTGCTTTTTGTACGCCGTCGCCGCTGCGCTGGGGACCATGCGATTGCGAAAACAGCGCCAGTACCGGTTCGCGGAAGGTGGATAATCTAGTCTTAGGATGATGCTCATTTTTTGCTCAATTTTCGTACTCTCAACACGCCGATCACCGACAGGCGACCCAGTACCCTACCCCTAAAGGGGGGTAGGGGTACTTTGGGTACCTCGTAAGTCGTTGATTTGATCCTTTTTGGTACCCAGGTACCCAGGGTACCTAAAGGGTACTTTGGGTACTTGTATCAGACTGCCAGAAGCCATGCTGATGCCTCAACTTCATCTGTCACAATGAACCCATTTTCGTATGCTTCAATGACGCCATCCGCCAGCATTGAGGCTATCATTTTGCCCTCGTTATTCGCGTTCATGGCGTTCTTAATAGTCTGTTCTGCCTTGCCATCCTGGCGCATAAGATCGCGCAATGCCGAGCGCGTTATGTAAGGTAGATCCATTCTTATTTCCGTCCCACTGGCCCACCATGCGCGTTCCATTACTTTCAGGTTTTTAGTATGTTTTGCGCTTTTCTTGGTGCTATTTACCGGCGCATCTTCCTCAACCATGACCACACTAGTTACCGGTTCATTATCCTCGTCAAACCATCCGTTAATAGTCACCTTTTCAAGCCGCATGTGCTTGTCGGGGGCAAGTTCTGAATCCTTGGCTTTGCGCTGTATAATCTGTATTGGTGTTGACTCTGTAGCCGGTACAACGCTTATAGCTATTTCCAAAGCACCGCGATAAGCCGATGAACCGCGCCCATCTTTTTGAGCGTTTTCATCTTTTCCGGTATGGTGTACTAATAATACTGATGTATTAAATTCACGCATCAATAAACCGCACGCGTCAATCATGGTTTTAGCGATTTCCGAGGAATTTTCGTCGCCTTTTAGGAACCGGTGCAAGGTATCTATTACTATTAAACGTGGTGTTTCAGGTAGTTTTCTAACAGACTCTAATACCTTGTGATACCCTTCTGATGTATTTAAGTCACATCCATGACGACTCACATACATATTCATCTGACTGACTTGGTTATATTGTTTCCACGCGGCGATACGGCTACGCAAACCGTGATGCCCTTCACCGGCTAAGTAAACAACTGTCCCTGGCGTTACTTTGTGGCCTTTCCATTTACCCAAACCAGACGCAATGGTGTTGGCTATATCCAGCACGAAGAATGTCTTACCGCCGCCGCTAGGGCCGTGAACCATTATAAAAGCCTGATCTTGCACCCAGTCCTTAACTAACCATTTGATAGGGGCGGGTTGTTGGCTAAATTCATCCGCGTGAATCAGCCACTCATCATCATCGGATGGTGGGTTGAGTAAACCAGCCAAATCATGTCCTGCTTGCGCGTAATCGTTTGCATCGCCTACTATTGGTGGAATTATTAACCGCGCACCAATCTCTGTAGCTGCCTGCTCTGCGTATTTCTGGCCCGTTCCTGACTCGTCGTTGTCGCCAACAATGACGATGTTCTGCGCTATCCCGTAGCGTTCGCGCATGAATCGCGCCACGTGGACGACGTTAGATGCGCTGTAAGCGATTGCACACGCTTGACCTGTACACTCATAGATAGTCGCCGCTGTAGCGTAACCTTCAGCTATATATAAAGAGTGCCCCACCTCACCGATGATCCAGAATTTACCGGAAGTAGCGCCGCCGGTATGGAATAACTTGCGCCCAGTGTCGTTGATGTACTGAAGCGAAGATAGCGCGCCGTCATCGCTGTACAGCGGTGTCATTAATCGCCCTGCACTGTCTACTCTTGCGCCGTGTGGCTGGATTCCCTTGGTTTGAAGGTAAGGATGATCGGGTGACGCACCAAGGCCGTTTGACCATATCGTTTCAACGGTTTCCGCGACGTTTTCCTGTTGTTTCTTGCGTTCCTCATCTCTTATTCGCTTGGCGTCTGTCATACGTCTGGTTTGCGCCATTTGTTCCGCCACAGTGAGTTGCCGTCCGACATTGGCTACCCAAGATTGCTCATGCCCTGCACGCCAGCAACCAAACCGGCCTGCGGGTACACCGTCATTAAAAGCTATGTACCAACCTGATTTATCGCCCTGTCCTGGTGTGCCTTTTGTTCCGCTCTTAAACCGATGCAACGCACCGTCTATCTGTATGTAATCCGGTGGCTCAAGCCCTGCGCGGATGATCGCATCGCGTAATTGATTTTCAGGTGTATCAAATACTTGTACAGGTGGCGACCATTCTTTGCCGAGGATGTTTGTTAAATCTGCCATGCTCTATACTCATCGGGTGAAAAAGTATTGACATGATACGCGACAACTAGCACAATACAACCACTCCCGAAACTCAACGGGCGGGAGTAACCGCTAACGCCGGTGCCAGAAAGAAAGACTCTGGGAGTGTCGCCGGTGTTAGCAACTAACAACACTTCCCCCGCCTCTCACGGAAGCGCACCAGGGGAGTTCCTATTCGGGCCTAGCAAATGCAAAGCCCCGCGTAATCTGGTTTACGGGCAAATGGAAATTCAGATTAAGCGGGCAAAGGCCAAAACGTAAGCCGACCGCGTAAGTGTCGGCAACTTCAAGCTACAACCAGCATTGTGCTGACCGTAGCAATAACTAAGGAATGATTATGCAAATTGCATACGAAGCGAGTGTTTTCACGCCAGCTGGCTGGCGGTCTGTGAAGATTACCGCGTTGGCTGAGAAAATCAGCGCGGGCATGGCGTCTGTGTTGGCTGTCATTGCAATCGACGGCAAAAAGCCCGTTGGTTACACATCACGCACTGGCGCTAAACGCCAGCAATATTATGCCGCTGGCATTGCTGCGCGTGAAGTCGGAAAACGCAAGCGCATTAGCGCGTGCGTTGTGGAGGTTGAATAATGGCTATCAAACTAAAACGCACTGACGGCCTTAGCGCCAACGGTGTAAAAATGCTCGTCTATGGCGCAAGCGGAGCGGGCAAAACTACGTCAATCGCCACCTTACCAGCGCCGATTATCTTATCGGCTGAAGGTGGATTGCTCTCATTGGCTGGAGCCGACATTCCCTTCATCGAAATATCTTCCATGACAGATTTGATGGAAGCCTACACATGGCTTACATCATCATCTGAGGCCGCCGGTTTTGAATCGGTGGCGTTGGATTCAATATCGGAAATCGCCGAGGTGTGTCTTAATGCCGAAAAAAAGGCCACCAAGGATCCGCGTCAGGCTTATGGCGCGATGCAGGAACAAATGACTGACCTTATTCGCGCTTTTCGTGACCTGCCTGGTAAGCACGTTTTAATGACCGCCAAGGTTGAAAAGTCTCAGGATGAAATGGGGCGCATGCTTTACGCCCCGTCTATGCCTGGTCAGAAGCTAGGGCAACAACTGCCATACTTCTTTGACGAAGTGCTGGCGCTGCGTGTAGAGCGCGACGCTGACGGGAATACACAGCGGGCGTTCATGTGCGATTCGGACGGAATGTGGACGGCCAAGGATCGCTCAGGCCGTCTTGAAGCTTGGGAAGCGCCCAACTTAAACGACATCATAACTAAGATAGGTGGGAAATGAGTATAGAAAAACTGAGCCAAGAATGGCTCATCGCCAAGGCCAGCGAAAAGGCCGCAACTCAGAAAAGACGCGCCATAGAGGATGATCTTGCTAAAGCCATGCGTATTCAGGAGGACGAAGAAGGAACCGTAACGCACAAAGAAGGCATTATCATCATTAAGGCGGTTTGCAGGATGAACCGCAAGATTGACGATGAGCGGCTTTTGGAGATCGCCGCCGAGCATGGCTTGGCCGATCACTTGGCTACCCTGTTCAGATGGAAGCCTGAATTATCCATGTCAGCATGGAAAGCCGCAGACCACACGATAACCGATCCCCTGCTAGACGCCATTACAACAACACCAGGGCGTCCCAGCTTCACTATTACTATAAAGGAGTAAACATTATGCTATTAGATGAATCTTTTGACCTTGACTCGTTACCAGTCAGCCGACCATTATTTGAGCCTTTACCGGCTGGATGGTATATGGCTTCTATTATTCTTGCTGAAATACAACCGACAAAATCGGGCGGCAAGATGATTGCATTGAGATACGAAATAATTGGGCCTACGCACGCTGGCCGCATTGTGTTTAACAATCTCAACATTAAAAATGCTAATCCGAAAGCCGAGGAAATCGGCCGCCAGCAACTTGGTGACATTATGCGTGCAATCGGCTTGTCACGCTTGAGCGACACTGATGACTTTATCGGCGGTAAACTGAGCATTAAGGTACAGGTAACTCAGTCAGAACAGTACGGCCCTAGTAACGATATTCGCGCTTGGAAAGCCATTGAAGGAAGCGCAATACCGCGTCCTACGATGCCGACCAGTGCGCCAGCGCAAGCAACCAGCGCATCATCACCGCCTTGGGCAAACCGCAAGTAATATAACCAAAATAGCCAAGGACGGCTTTTATATAGGGTGAGAACATGCAATACGATGAGTTCATACAACAAAAAAGACAACATGAAATCACAATTGGACATGCGCCAATTGCGTTAAACGACAATTTATTTGACTTTCAAAAATATATTACCGAGTGGGCCGTTAAAAAGGGCCGCGCTGCTATTTTTGCAGATACCGGACTAGGCAAAACAATAATGCAAACGTCGTGGGCCGATGAGGTTGTGCGGCATACAGGGCAACGTGTGTTAATCGTTGCGCCATTGTGCATCTCGTTACAAACAGTCAACGAAGCTTATAAATTTGGCATTGACATTCAATACTGTAGAAATCAACAACAAATACAAAAAAACATCATCATCACTAACTATGAAATGCTTGATAATTTTGATATTTCTACTTTTGGCGGAATAGTGCTTGATGAATCCAGTATCTTGAAAAGCTACATGGGAAAAACCAAGCGGGCATTGATTGAGTTGTGCCAGCCGGTGCCGTACCGTTTAGCTTGCACTGCTACACCATCGCCTAACGATTACCTAGAACTTGGCAATCATGCGGAATTTTTAGGAATAATGCCAAGCAATGAAATGATTATGCGGTTTTTTCAAAATGACACAATGGAAGCAGGTGCGTATGTTTTGAAGCCACACGCGGCTACTAAGTTTTGGGAATGGCTGGCGTCATGGGCAATGTGTATTAGCAATCCCGCTGATTTAGGCTATGACGGAAGTGCCTACAATTTGCCGCCATTGAATCAGGAATTTATTAGAATTAACACGGATGACTTGCCGCCAGCCGAAGGGGAATTGTTTAGAAATGTAACGATCAACGCGACTAGCGTACACAAAGAAGGACGTTTAACGGTTGATAAACGCGCCGTTAAGGTGGCTGAATTGGTCAA